TTGCTCCCTGACCCAGCGCGGTGCCGCGGATCTTCGACACGGCTTCACACTTTCCGACGGCTTCATGTTCCACGACCCGGTAACGGGCGTGGTCGCGGTTAAGCAGCGCCAACAGCTGCTGATGAATACTCACTTTTACTGGCGCGTTCATGTCGTTTTTTTCCTTAAAAATAAAACCTCAAGATTAATCCTCTCGCCCCGGGTAAGCGTGTTTTTTTTGCTTTTTATTTTCGTACAGCCGGGCATCCGCGATTTTCATGACGTCGGCCAGGCTGTCCCCCGGCGCCATGCTGCAGGCCCCCCATGAAAAATTAACGCGCTGGTTAATGTCAATTTCCTTCAGGTGCTGGCGAATGCGCTCGGGTATATTTTTCGCCTCCTGTTCCTCATAATCGATCAGTATCAGGAAGAACTCATCGCCGCCCAGCCGGATACCGTAATCGCTTTTACGTATGGCGGCGGAAATGGACTGGGCGAGCAGCACGATGGCGCGGTCGCCTTCATCGTGCCCCCAGGTGTCATTAAGGTATTTTAGCCGGTCGCAGTCCAGCGCCATAAACACGATATTTACACCTTGCTCGGTGAGCTTTTGCATACGCGATTCCAGCAGCGAGGAGAGAATTTTTCGGTTGTACAGACCGGTTAAGGAATCACTAATGTTTTCTTTAAAAACGTCGGTATACAGGCGAAAGTGCATGCGTACCAGGTGCAGCAGAACGCCGGTAGATATCAGGTAAAACAAAAATAGCTTCCAGGAGCTCAGCAGAAAATAGGACATATCCAGCGATAGCGAAATGTGCAGGTTTTCTGCGACCTGCTGGCTATGGTGGGCGTAGCTGAAAAAATGCGTCTTGCTGCGGTGAACGCGGATTTCAGACGTTGAGTCCGAGTCCGTTAAGGTGATGTCGAGATAGCGCCAGACCAGGGGGCGGTCGGTGGTATAGAGCAGCTTCTCAATATCGTGACGAGTGACGTCTACCATCACAATACCCTTCAGCCGATCCCGATAATAGACCGGGGTTAAGAACGACAAAATATTCTGTCCGGTTAGCGCGTCAGCATAGATGCTGGAAATTAGCGTACGCCCGCGAAGTAAACCGTTAAGACTGAACTGAGTGATGCCCAGTTTACTGTCGTGAAGAAAGTTCCAGTTATCAACGGGGCTGCTATCTATCTCAATCGGCGAATAGAAATACGCGTATTTATTGTCTAAATCGAGGTAATAGCGGAAGCGTTTATCTGATTTGAACGTTGCCGAATTCAGTGCGGCGATAATATCGCTTTGGGCTATCGCGGCATCAAAAGCCTGCAGCGCCGGGAGATCGTTAATCCACGGCTCGCACGAAGGCTGGGTGGTGCTGAGCGTACCGTGAAGCCCGGGGAAGGTATGCCCGGCGATATTGAGCCCGTATACGTTGCCATTGGTCTGCACGCCAGCGCAGGCCTGTCGGGCCTTTTCGGCCGCGGGATGCGTATCCAGCTTTCGCGAGACCTGGGAGATAACCAGCTGATTTTGATATTTATCGTACAGAAAGGCGGATTCGCCCTTCTCGACGATGTAGCGCATGTATTCCGACATATCCCGATGGCTGGCGACTAATTCATACACCAGAAATGAAGATGTCAGGACAACCACCCCCGCAGAAATGAAATGACGGAGTAATTTATTCTGTAATTTCATGATGATAATTTCGCCAGCACAATTAAGACAATTCTACCATGTGCGGCGCAGGGACGCCACGTTCGGTGGCAGACAGACTGTTTATCTATCCAGTGCCGGACTCGGTCAGCATCGCGCGGCAATGGAAATAAATAGTTTATTAAATATGAGGGCGCTAATGAATATTGCTGTCGTAAATATCCTGCAAAATCCATTTTTCACTCATTTTATCCTCAATGAAATATGCTGCAATGACGCTGCTATGGCTATCCTGGTGCAGATAAAAATGAAATAATGTTAATTATCAAGCGAACTTTTCTTATTTTTACCAGTCCTTAGCAGGGTTACAGGCAGTACTATTGAAAGCGGCAATGAGGTTATGATGATGGAAAACGCAGCGGTGCAGGGATCCCCTCGAAAGTTTAAAAAAATAAGGGCGCTAAACAGGCGTCGAAATTATTTTTTTAAGAAAATACGCAATGATTTGCGAGTCTATATCGCTAAAGCGTTCTGGGATAGTCGCGCGCGCCGCGAAGCTGATTTAACCTCCGCGAAAACGGTGCTGTTAATGCGTAATGAAGGTGCGATCGGCGATGTAGTTGTTGATTCAGCGCTGGTTAAATGCCTTCACGAGGCGGGAATGACCGTTGACTTTCTGTTGACCAAATCCAATAGTCAGGTCATGCGGTATAATCCTCGCATTCGCCATATCTATGAGGCCGAGAATGTCGACTCGGCGGATTATTTGCACAAATTTACCCATAACGTTCCTCAGTCAGTTATTACTGAGCTTGCGAATAATAAGTACGATATTGTAATCGACCCGTCGTTGTTTGATATTCCGGTACACAGGATGCTGCTGTTACGACAGATAAAGCCCAGAGCGGTACTGGGTTTCAATAAGTGGCCTTCTATTAAACACTACAGCAAGTCTTTTGATTTTGACTGTGAAAACTGGCACGTCAGTAAGACCTTTTCTTTCATCGCTGATTATCTCCAGCTGGATAAAAAATCTCTGCAATCTTATGATCTGCATATTCCGCAGGATATCAGCCAGCAGGTTCGTGATTATCTGGCGGCGCTCAACGGGCGTAACGTGGTGATTAATATTTTTGCCGGGCATCAGGACCGCAGTATGTCGCAGGCGCAGCTGGCAACGCTTATCGCCAGGCTGTGCGAGGATTATCCGGACGTCAATATCATATTGCTCGATCATCGCAATGAAATCCGGATTCCCCTGCCGGAGAAGGTCTGCGTGAATCCGTTCAAAACGCTGCACCACTGCATGGCGCTTATCGCCGAGGCCGACTTAGTTATCTCGCCGGATACCTCGGTGGTCCATATGGCGGCGGCGTGGAAAAAACCGCTTATCGCGGTCTACAAAGATGTGCGGATGAATAATCGACTCTGGGCGCCGGGGTACGACAACGCGCGGCAGATTATCGTTAAATGCGGCAAGGTATACCAGCTGGAGAGCTTGCCCGACCTGATAATGGCGGAGATTGATCCCGTCACTCTGCAACAGGCGCGAGCCGGGTAAGGCGGGGTAAAAAAACAGCCAGCGTCTGTGCTGGCTGTCCGGAAAGGCTTAACCGTCCGCTTTTGAGGTCTGCTTATGAAACAGTTCACGGAAAACCGGATAAATATCTTCCGGGTCGCGAATATGCTGCATAGCAAAGTTTTCGAAGGTTGACTGCAGGTGTTCATATTCCCGCCACAGCGTCTGGTGCGCGCGCCGGGTTATCTCGATATAGCTATAGTAGCGCACCACGGGCAGGATTTTCTTCGCCAGCAGTTCGTGACACAGCGGTGAATCGTCCGCCCAGTTATCGCCATCCGAAGCCTGCGCGGCGTAGATATTCCACTGCGCCGGGTCATAGCGCTCTTTGACCACTTCATCCATCAGCTTCAGGGCGCTGGAGACAATGGTGCCGCCGGTTTCCTGCGAATAGAAGAATTCGTGCTCGTCGACCTCTTTCGCCTGCGTATGGTGGCGGATATAAACCACATCAACGTTTTTATAGGTCCGGCTGAGGAACAGATACAGCAGGATGTAAAAGCGTTTTGCCATGTCCTTTGTCGCCTGGTCCATGGAGCCGGAAACGTCCATCAGGCAGAACATCACGGCCTGACTTGACGGTTCTGGCCGTTTTTCGTAGTTCTTGTAACGCAGATCGAAAGTGTCAATGAACGGCACGCGGTCAATTTTCGCCCGCAGTTCGGCTATCTCTTTGCGCAGCCGCTCCTCTTCAAGCAGCTGCGCCGGTTCGCTTTTGCTAATGGTGTCCAGGTCTTCTTCCAGCGCGTGCAGTTCCCGGCGTTTACCGGCGGTCATCGCCGTGCGGCGCGCCAGCGAGTTTTGCAGCGAGCGAACGACGCTGATGTTAGCGGGCACACCGTTAGCGGTATATCCCGCGCGATGGGTTTTATACTCCGTCAGCTGACGCTGCTGGTTTTTCTTCAGGTTCGGCAGGGCGAGATCTTCAAAGAGCAGATCGAGATATTCGTCTTTCGAAATCTGAAAAACAAACTCATCCTGACCTTCTCCGTCGGCGCTGGCCTGGCCCTGACCGCTGCCTCCACCGCCTCCGCCGCCCTGAGGGCGCTCAATGCGGTCATTCTGTACGAAGTGATCGTTACCCGGGTGTACGCGATTGCGCAGGCCGCCGCGCCCCTGATGAAACATCGGTTCGTTAATATCGTCCGTTGGGATGGAGACGGACTCTCCGCTCTGAATATCGGTCACCGAGCGCTTGTTTATGGCCTCGGAGATCGACTGTTTTATCTGCGCTTTATAGCGGCGCAGAAAGCGCTGCCGGTTGACGGCGCTTTTATTTTTCCCGTTCAGGCGTCGGTCTATGAACCAGGTCATATGCCCTCCTGTACTGCATTTGCCAACTTATGCCCCGGCCATTCAGGCGCCGAAATATGCCTGGCGCTGAATGTCATTGGGTCTTCGCAGTTATTATTAGCCCGGCAGCCGCTGCCTGCCGGGCTGGTCTATCAGGATGATTTACGTACCCGCAGATACCATTCGCACAGCAGGCGAACCTGCTTGCGGGTATAGCCTTTTTCCATCATGCGGTCGACAAAGTCATCGTGTTTTTTCTGCTCATCGGTTGACGTTTTGGTGTTGAAGGAAATCACCGGCAACAGCTCTTCGGTATTGGAGAACATTTTCTTCTCGATAACCGTGCGCAGTTTCTCGTAGCTGGTCCAGTTTGGATTACGCCCGCTGTTGTGCGCTCTGGCGCGCAGCACGAAGTTGACTATTTCGTTACGGAAGTCTTTCGGGTTGCTGATCCCGGCGGGCTTCTCGATTTTCTCCAGTTCCGCATTCAGCGACTCGCGGTCAAACAGCTGGCCGGTATCCGGGTCGCGATACTCCTGATCCTGAATCCAGAAGTCAGCGTAGGTGACATAACGGTCAAAAATGTTCTGCCCGTACTCCGAGTAGGACTCAAGGTAGGCGGTCTGGATCTCTTTCCCGATAAACTCGGCGTATTTCGGGATCAGATAGCCTTTGAGGAACTCAAGGTAACGCTCGGACTGCTCCTGCGGGAACTGCTCGCGCTCGATCTGCTGCTCGAGGACGTAGAACAGATGCACCGGGTTGGCGGCGACTTCGGCATGGTCAAAGTTAAATACCCGCGACAGGATTTTGAACGCGAAGCGGGTAGACAGGCCGTTCATCCCTTCATCAACGCCGGCATAATCGCGATACTCCTGATAGGATTTCGCTTTCGGGTCGGTGTCTTTCAGGCTTTCGCCGTCATAGACGCGCATTTTTGAATAAATGCTCGAGTTTTCCGGCTCTTTCAGGCGCGACAGAATGGAGAAGCGCGACAGCGTTTCCAGCGTGCCCGGCGCACACGGCGCATGGGTCAGCTCGCTGTTGTTAAGCAGTTTTTCATAGATACGGATCTCTTCCGAGATACGCAGGCAATAAGGCACCTTGACGATATACACGCGGTCGAGGAAGGCCTCATTGTTTTTGTTATTACGGAAGGTCACCCATTCCGATTCGTTGGAGTGGGCGAGGATAATCCCGTTGAACGGCAGGGCGGAGATCCCTTCGGTACCGTTATAGTTACCTTCCTGCGTCGCGGTCAGCAGCGGATGCAGCACCTTGATAGGCGCTTTAAACATCTCGACGAACTCCATCAGCCCCTGGTTGGCGCGGCACAGAGCGCCGGAGTAGCCGTAGGCGTCCGGGTCATTCTGCGCGTAGTGTTCCAGTTTACGGATATCGACTTTACCGACCAGCGCCGAGATGTCCTGGTTGTTTTCGTCACCGGGCTCGGTTTTGGCGATGGCAATCTGCGCCAGGATTGACGGCCACACTTTCACCACGCGGAATTTCGTGATGTCGCCGCCGAATTCATGCAGACGCTTGGCCGCCCACGGCGACATAATCGTCCCCAGATAGCGGTTTGGAATGCCGTACTCTTTTTCGAGGATTTGCGCATCCTCCTGCGGGTTAAACAGACACAGCGGATGGTCGTTGACCGGGCTGCGCTCACCGTTTGCGCTGAGCACATAGATAGGGACGCGCTGCATCAAGGACTTCAGGCGTTCGGCAAGCGATGATTTACCGCCGCCCACGGGGCCCAGCAGATACAGAATCTGTTTCTTCTCTTCCAGCCCCTGAGCGGCGTGTTTTAAGTAAGAAACAATTTGCTCGATGGCATCTTCCATACCGTAAAACTCTTCAAAGGCCGGGTAGCGCGCGACGACCCGGTTTGAAAAGAGACGGGATAGCCTGGGTTCGAGGGCCGTATCGACCATGACCGGCTCACCGATGGCCATCAGCAATCTTTCTGCTGCGTTAGCATAAGCACTGCGATCTTGCCGACAGATGGTAAGAAACTCCTGCAGTGTGAACTCTTCGTCCTTGGCAGCTTCATAGCGCTGGCGATAGTGATCGAATATATTCATGGCATGCCGTCCTTTTGTATAATCTGGGAACATTTGCGAATCAGCACTTTTAGCGTAATTCTTCAACGGGATAAAAAAAATGCTCCGTCCAATAAGTTATGAACGCGTCTCAACTTTTCAGCAAGTGGAGATGGGCAAAGGACTGGTGGATCAGAGGTCATCATTAACAGCATTTTTAGACAAAAATGCTGATAAGTTCACTAATGAAAGGATTTTTATTACAGACGAGGGAGTCTCAGCATTCAAAAATGCTAACATTTCCCCAGAGTCTAATCTTGGTAAATTTTTACAGGATGTGCGAGATCGCAAGTACGGTAAAGGTGATGCTCTGATTGTTACCAGCCTTGACCGCTTATCGCGTCGTTCAAGCTGGTCAGAGAACACAATACAGTTCATTGTTGCGGCGGGCATCGTTATCTATGACATATCTACAGATGTAGTGTTACGTGATGATGACAGTTTTTCAAAAATCCTCATGGAAATCATTCTGCAACGCTCTCATAACGAGTCAGTGATGAAATCGGTGCGGGCTAAGGTCGCATGGCAAAACAAAGTTATGAGAGCTGCTGCGAATGGTGAGGTGGTTTCAAATCGTATGCCCTTTTGGTTAGAGAACATAGATAACAAGTACAGTGTGAAAGAAGACCAAGCGGCATTAATAGTTAAGTGCTTTGAATTGTATAAATCTGGTTTTAGTACTGGTGAAATTGTTAAACGAATTGATGATCCTAAGTGGCAGATGGTTAGGGTATCGAGGCTCATTCGTGACCGTAGATTGTTAGGGGAACATAAGCGGTACAACGATGAGGTGATCTCGAATGTGTACCCAAAAATCATTGATGATGAACTATTCCTAACTGCTAACCGTATGATGGATACGGTTATGACTGATAAGAAAAAGCCTGCTGAGGATCTTCTTCTTGAGCCATCAGTAGTTAAACAAATATTCTCATTGTCAGAAAGTGGGCTTGGTTCTGGAGCCATAGTAAAGCGATTACCAAAAGGCTGGAGTACTGTAAACGTATTAAGAGTACTTAGAGATAAAAAAGTTGTTGAAATGAAAATTATCGACAACCTTACATTTGAACGAGTAAATGCAAAACTCACTGCAAATGGTGTTGCAAACCGCATAAGAAAAGATGTAACCATTGCACAAGATGATTATATTACAAACCTCTTCCCAAGAATTTTAAAGTGTGGATGTTGTGGTGGTAATATTGCAATCCATTACAACCATGTAAGAACTAAGTATGTAATTTGTAGAACGAGGGAAGAGAAGAAAAGATGTGATGCTAAATCTATTCAATATACTCGTATTGAGAAGAATATACTTAGTGTTGTGATGAACGTTGATTTTGGTAAGGTATTGAGTGAAGACTCAACAAAAAAAGACAAAGTACTTGAAGCGTTGAAAGTTGAGTTGTCAGCACTTCGAAAAGAGGAAAATACTTATCAACTAAAAATTGATGAACGTAAGAAAAGTGGGAAGAAAACATCATTACCTCTTATGGAAGGTCTTACTGATGTACAAGATAGAATTGAAGAAACGTTTGAACAAATAAGTAGATCATCAACAATTAATGAATTACCTACCTTTGATTATGACATTAATTGTTTACTTGATCCAATGAACGTTGAACTAAGAGCGAAAGTACGGAAGGAACTAAAACATGTAATTTCCAAGGTGACATATCAAGTGATTGATAAGTATATTTTAGTGAGATTGCATTATTATACTGATGTACTGTCACATGTACTGATTATTGATAACAAACGTGGTGGTGGTGATATTATAAGTCAAATTGCAATTTATACTAAAGATAGTACCACTATCTATACAACACCCTCATTTGCATTGACTACATCTAATAATGAAATTCCACGTATTCATTTTATGGGAAACGTACCACTTAACCAAATTGATTATGAATTATTACTAATTTCTGCTGACTATGTTGAATGTTCAGATTCTGTTACCTCGTGGATGCGTCATAATCACAATTTCCTCTTTGCAAATAATTAAGCCCCGATAGGGGCTATTTCATGCCTGTTTTTCACTCTCAGTACTAAATACTCTAAATAATGTACTTGAGAGGATTTATGAATTTATTAGTTAAAATTATTTTAGAAGTACTCGCATTCGTTTTTTGCGTTTGTGTACTATTACCATTCTACCTGGTTTGTTTAATTATTTACATGATCTTAGGTGTGCTAACACTGCCTTTGAAAGTACCATGTATAAATAAAGTAGTAAGAAATTATCTTGAACGCACAACAAAAAGATAAAAAATGTGTTTATATCGCCCTGATATTCTCACGAAATGATAAATAGTTATGTAATAAAAATATGAAACGATTAGGAAAGATATCCTATATTAGCATTAGGCATATTAAACCTTGTCATTTGTGATGTGCTATTTCTCCTCCATATGTGTAATTAAAGATAGCCCCTTAAAATGGGCTGCTTTTTTTACGCTGGAAAAGTTAAAAAATGATGCCATAAAAGGACTATAAAATGAAGAAAGATAATAAAGATTATCGTTATACAGTACGTCTAACGGAAACACAAAATGCCGCAGTTCAAAAGCTGATCGACGAAGGTAAAGTTAAAACACCTGCCGCCGCATTACAGTACATAACCAATATGTTCATCATGTTGGGACAGAAATAAAATACTACCGATTCAGTACTTACTAATCAAATAAAAGGGGTTAATGCTATACGCCTGATTAAGTTGTAGCAAATGGTGAAACAGGAAGTTTCACTACAAAAGAAAGGATTCTTAAAATGGAAAGAGTTAATAATTTAAAAAATGTACGTAAACATAATGACTACCCAAATCTAAAAGCAGGTCGCAAGGCGTTCAATAACATGTTCGATAGAACATTATACAATCCTGATTATGCTGATGTTACAATTAGTGATGAATTTAGTAATCTAACATCATTTTTAGATTGGCATGAAAAGAATTATCATGAGGTCGAGGAAAGTAAGAAATGGCAACTTGATAAAGACATTCTAACTCCTGGTTCACGAGAGTACTCACCACAAAACTGTATGTATGTTCCCCCTGAAGTTAATCAATTATTCAAAAGTACTAAACAAGGTAAGTACATGAAAGGTGTTGAAGCATCAGGTAAGTGGTTTAGGGCGTACTGTAGTGTTGATGGCAAAAAAATCGGTTTGGGAAGTTATTCAACGGAACTTGAAGCACATGAAGTGTATTTGAAGTGGCGTAAATCCCGTTTGATAGAACTCGCTGAGAAGTACAAGGAATATGAAAAACTAAGTGCTGCACTATTGGAACACGCTAATAAAATCTAAAGAAAATGGCCTGTAGTGGGTGGAATTACTACAGGCCAATTATTAATTACATTTATACAGGAATATTTATCATGGCAAAAACCTATTCAATTTTTGATAATAGAAACATAAAAGCACTAATAAGCCAGTACAAGCTATACAAAGATATCCCATGTGAAGATATCAAAAACATTATGAAGGATTCAGTGGCTAAACTGAATGTGAGGGATAAGATTAGTGTATACGATGTGTTTACAGTATTGAGTAATGAAGATGAAATACGAAATGATTTACTTTTCAATACTATCAATGCCATTAAAGTAAAGCAGAATAAGAAACAAGTAAAAGAGCGTATGATTAGGTACTACGGGGCAGCGATAACGGATGCAGCAAAACGAATAGAGCAATATATGATAGAACACCCAAACGCACTACCAGCACCAGCATATGGGCAAAGAACACTAACATATAAAGAGGTTGGTAATCTATTGGAACTACAAAAACAAGGTTATTTTATTGATGACATGATCGAGTACTTAAATAGCTTGCGTTAATTGTGCCTTATTGCGGCATAATACGGCATATATCCATGCCGTATTACGGCAGAAAAAGCCCCTGAAACCCGCGTCTTACCATCAATACGGCAACTAAGTATAGAGATACGAAATCCATTCCATTTCATTCCATGTATTTCTTTCTCTATCAGTATTCAATGAAACTGTGACTGCGTCACGAATACTACTCGTCGTGAACTCCTCGTAGTATTGGTTAGAAACGTTCCGTTTTTCTCGCTGTACTCGAAAAGACGGAAGGCGTTTCTTCTCGCTTTGCTCGATAGGTGTTAGTACAGCAAGTGAAGTACCTAAAGTGAAATGGTAAGTACGAAATGCCCCGCCAGTTTCACAACACTCGCTCTGGTCATTTCCCCTTACTATGATGCTATTGGATAGCTACATAAAGTACTGGATTAAGTGTGCAATTTTTGTGTACAAAGAGGTACTTAAGAGAGGGATAACATGAACAGAAAACAATTCATCCAGTCGCATGGTGCTACTTGTAGAAACTTCACTTGGAGTTGGTCATTTGTGAATCACGACAAGAAAATGGTGATCTTTGGTGCCTGGGATGTTCAGAAAGAGCAAGAAAGGTCTGTCATACTGAGGGAGCTGTGGAAAAGCAAAGTAGTGGATGGTAGGACAAGAAAAAACCTGGGATACATTCAAGCTATTGAACACATCCAGTTGATAGCAGAAGGTTATGATCTTTTCACCTTTGATATGGAACAGGGGCGAAACGATGAAGATAGAGATGTAGCTGTTATCAAACGTTTCACCCCTAAACTTGAAAAGCGTTACCTTCGCAAAGAAGGTACAGTTTGGTATGCTGACTTTTTACCTAATCCGTTTCCTGACGAAATTACCTCACCTGAAAACTACGCTGAAGGTGCAAAAAAGCAAGTTACAGTAAACTCCTACGAGCGTGATCCAAAAGCACGGCAGGCGTGTATTGACCACCACGGTACTTCTTGCAGGTGTTGTGGGTTTGACTTTGAGAAAGTCTATGGCGAACACGGTAAAGGATTTATACACGTTCATCATATCAAACCACTGCATACAGTAGGTGAGAACTATGTAGTAAACCCGATTGAAGATATGGTCCCCCTTTGTCCAAACTGTCATGCAATGATACATAGGGGAAGTGAAGTATTAAGCGTTGATGGATTAAAAATAATAGTTGAGAAAAAATGAGCATATTAACAGTAGCAGCTAAATATAAAGATTTGTTTTCTGTACTTTCATTTGTCATAGCATGTACCTCCTTATTTTTTTCAGGTAGAACAGCATGGCATGATAGATCAAGATTGAAAATTACAGGGCGAGTTGTATACGAACCGGTTTACGAAAAGGCTTATAAAATTGAAGTGACAGTTCTTAATGTTGGTAGGCGTGATGCTGTATTAGAAGGGATTCTATGCCATTATGAAGGGAATAATACCAGGCATATTTTTGAAAAAAATGGTTTTATACTTAAAGAAAAACAAAGAGAAATATTTCAAATAGAATTCAGGGATTTAGTAATTACAGATGATGATGGCAATGCTTATGAGTTAGAAAAAATTACCGTATTAGATGTTGAAGGGAAAGAGCATGACATTCCTAATTCAAGAAATCTTATTTCAAGGTTTTCAAAAAATGCATAATATATCGGAAATAAAGATAGCTAAACAAATGCAATTGAATAACATAGCATTCATATGAAATAAGATAATTTAAGTTGATTTTTAGACTCACTACATTTAGGAGGCTGTTTTTATTTTGTAAAATATGTTGAAAATGAACGTAAGGATTTAGTTGTTACATTATTGGTAATTTATGTGAAAGAATATGATGAGTGTTTCTTAGAGCTTGTAAATACTGAAATTAAATAAATACCTCATGTAATGATATGTGAGGTACTTAAAGTGATTAGAATGGAATTTAATATATATGAGGATGGAACATACTACTTTCTCTATATTGACGAGGATGTACGTATTGAAACTAATGGTTTTGATGGCTTGCAGATTGAAACCCGTGATTCAAAAGTACGGGATTTAGGCGATCCTTACCAGTACTTAACCATCAGAGAACGCAAGGATGAGTACTTTAACGAAAGTCTACGTAACCAGTACTTAGATACTGTAATTGAAGCGGTAGAAAAGCTATGTGCATTATTGGGTAACTAAATTAAGGAAAATATATGAAAAAAGGATTTAAAGAATAGCACATTGAAGTATCACCTGATATCGATATGCGTTATATCAATGAAGTGATTGATACGAAACCAGACATTAAACAATATATTGAAAGTCTTGAAGAACACATTACTGAACTGTATGAAGCTATTCCTTCTTTTGATGTAAATGAAGAGTGGAATGAATTTGTTAAACAACAAATGATACTTGATGAGGAACGAAATGGACGTACAAGAATATAAGAAAACCCTTGAGGGATTTCTTATATTTATTTGTGGGAAATAAAATCTTCAATTGGTCTGTTTTCATCAAAGACTTTACTAATCGCATCAGTTAATTTTTTATTAGTACTGATTGCATCTGTTTGTATTTTAAATGTCTCCCCTCTATATATCTCTCTCGCTTTATCATCAGCAAAACTATGAATTATAATTTCATCTTCAGCAATGAAAACTCTCGAATATAAGGCGTTATATTCTTGTGCTGCATTTTTAAGTACTGTGATAATAGATTCAGTATATTCCGTTATTTTATAATTAGTACGTTCAATAGATTTTAATTGATTAATTATAGAATATGCAGCACGGTGAAACTCATCAATGTTACTTTCAACACCCTCTAACATTTCACCAACAAGTTTTGATTTCTCTTTTTTCCCAATTACCACATCTTTGCATTTATTTGCGAGGGATACAATTCTTGTTTTGAGATGTAAGCTTGATGATCGAACATTGGACAAGTCTTTGAAAACAGCATTTTCAATGATGCTATATGCGATATCATAATGCTTTTGAGCCATCCATTCGGGTGCTTTTTTGAGGGCTTTATATGCTATCCAAAATGTTGCTACTGTACCAATAGCACTTATTATACCTGCAAAAGCACTTAACCAATCTGTGACAGAACCCCATTCAAAACCTTTCATGTCTGAGAATAAAAACTTTATCAGTACTAAATTTGTTAAAAGTAATAGAATCGCAACAATCGAAAGAAGGGTAATGTTTGTTTTTCTGTAAAACATCGATAATTAATCCATTTGATATGGCAATGACAAGTACTTTACCAGTTATAAAACAATCAGTACACTCTACATGTTCACGCTACACCTACAAAGGGGTTTGTTGTGGTGTAGGTGTGGCGTGAACCATAAGAATGGCCAGAGTGTTCAGAAAAGAAGCCCCTATCGAGGAGTTTATTTTTCGGGCCTACTCAATATATTATTTTGATTTTTTTACCTATATCAACCTGAAAATCAACGGCTTTATCAGCAAATAGTTTGCCTAATCGGTGGGTCTTCGGATTCCACCCTGGGAAAGGTTCATCTAACATTATGATAATCTGTTTTGCTACAGGTATCTCCATACAAGTTAGGATGTAAGATATGAAATTTTGTATACTCTCGTACCGTTTCAAAAGAGTTTCAAATTCAATTCCAGTTTGTGATGCAACATAGGAATCAAATGCAAGACTTGTAAATTTTGCGAAAAGCGGTACTTTACCTTCAAAGTACACAGTATCAAAGTGATTGGTATTAGGATTAACATTTCCATGAAGCATTTCATTTCTAATGTTCATAACTGATTGGAATTCTTTACAAGAATCATTGTTATTATAATCAACAGCACAATTGAAGCCATTACACATTAAATGTAGATTTTTAACACGTTCATTAATAGGGCTTCGTATATATTTTTCATAATTCTCTCTATCTTCATTTGCTTTTGTTTTAGCTAATGTGAAAATTATAAAGTTAATAAAAGCCTCAGCATATATAGGTAATGTGAGCGATATGTTTATACCTAAAGTATTAGCTTTGGAGAACTTAGCCCCTACTAACTCCATTTCTTTTTTTATTCTACTGTTAAGTTTTTTAAAGTCAGGATATTTAATATCTGAAATTTTTAATTCTTCTAATTCCTTGAGGTTAGAATCAATTGCTGTCTTAATTCTTTTAAATGGGTTGATAAATAAATGCCAAGTTTCTATTTGGCTTCGATATTGTGATATTTGCTTCCCATAATTCCTTAAATCATTTTTCAGATCATTTATGAACTGATCTTTGGCAAACTTTTGATCTTGGAAATCTATTGATTTGTGAATCTCTATACGGTATGTCATGCACATAACATGAATACGATAACCTTCATAATCAAGTATATAATCCCAATGAATAAGGTTATCTGAATCATCAGCTCTAAAAAGGTTATGTAATCCGTTAGGTTTACCAAATCGAACTTGAAGGTAACAGTATAAATCAATTGGTTTGATGTTGTTAATATCAACCCATAAGCTATAGTCACGATCGGTTTTTATCAAACTTGATTTTTGTTGGGCTTCCAGCACAACCAATCTTTGGTCAATATATTCTAATTTTTGAATGTCAATCTTAGTTTTCTTCATGAGAACTTCTCGTTAAATTTAATTGAAGTCATAAGATAAAATTTCGCCAGTTTCACCATTAAATTTGCATGAATACTGGACATTTTTATATGCACCAAATCCATTCTGTGCTTGAGCTTGGTCGCCATACATTTCAATCACTTTTGAATCTTTACTAATCCATACGTATGTTACAAAAGCCGGGTTGGTAATTGAATCCTTCCATTTAAAATCATACTTAGCTAATTTCTCAATAGCTCTCTGGCATTCATAAGTGGGATTATGGTGATTGTTAGCATAACCAATTGGGTTTTTATCCTCTTCTGCTTTACGTGCTGCCATTTGAGCATCTTCTTTTGCTTGACCTTCTTGCCCCCAAATACCATAAATCGCAATAGAGGAAACAAAGAAAACAGGTATTGCAAGTAATAAGCCTACAAAAATGATACTACCTTTCTCCCATTTCTTTTTTGTACCCTTATGCTTCACCCATTGATAGGCTGCAATAGCTATAGCTGCGGCTATAAAAAGACTTGCTTGTAGATTCATATTCATTCCTTGCCATAAAAAAGATCTATGAAATTATCATTCTAAACTTAATGGTGATTATTTTAATTGGTGTTCTTTTCAAGCATCTCGATGATTAGCTTTTTAGTTTCGATAGAACACAAGGCAACGTAAGCTTCCTCATCATTAGCATTAATCTTTTCGATGCGAGTACTAAGTTCTTTGATGAATGTATTACTTCTTATCAATTCAATGACAGAGTTAGCAAATTCATCTTTTTTCTTTTGAGAGTAAATTGATGGAACTAAAGAACTTACGGCAGCCACTGTTCCCTTCCATTGTTGAGGGGTTACCGCTTCCTCAGTAGCTTTCCGTAAATCTTCTTCTTTTTTCTTTTTAAAGAAACGTTTAAAACCAAATGTCAAAGTAAGAATAATAGCATTGATGATTTGCTCTTGCACAGACTTTGGCAATTTTGTGAACAACTCAAAGAACTTTAAGATCGCAGCCAGCATAAAACTAACCTCGTATGTGTGTAGATCGAAAAGATTATCATGAAGTACTTAAATAGTTCAATCACCAAAAATGGTAAATAAACAAAATAGGTTCTCCCTGAATTTTTTAAAGAACGCGTAGTTTCGCCACCCCTTGTAATTAAATGTTTGTGGATTTTTAACATCCCCCCGACCCGTATTATTCAAATAAGGAAAAAGTAATGATTAGTATAAGCCAGATATCGAGACAGTACGGATATGATGAAAGTACTGTGAGAGAATGGAAAGCGAAAGGTATGCCACATGGTAAAACAATTGACGATGCTATCACAATATCATGGATAGTTGACCATATTATTAAACCATTACGTGATACCGATACTAAAGAGCAAATTGAAAAAGAACGCCTACGTAAATTAAAGGCAGAAGCGGCACTATCAGAATTAGAACTACAAGAGAAACAAGGTTTAGTTGTAAGTACAGAATATATTGAGCAAGTACTAACGGAATACCTATTTCAAGTTAAAACCGCAATGCGAGCAATTCCTTCTAAATCATACTTAGAGTTATTTTCTCAAACAGATGCCAAGGATTTACGAGATATATTAAAAGAACATATTGATAAAACGTTATATCAATTAGGAACTATGGAATTTGAACTGCCAGAGGATGAATAAATATTAGAAGATGGACAGCAAGAAGAAAGTAACAAAACTACTACAGAAAGTACTACCGACGATACAACCACCGATGATACAAAAAACAAGTCAGTGGATCAGTAATGGTGTAGTTAAGTTTGTAGATGGCCCGAATATGGGGCTTGATTGGATTCCATTTAGTTTTCAACGCGAGCCAATGGATATAGCACAACATAGAAGTACTAAGAAGATCGTACTTCAATCATGCTCGCAACTTCTCAAGACGACAGTACTACAATCAATAGCATTTAACATTATGGCAAATGATCCATGTAACTTTGCTTTTGGTAGTTGTTCTGAATCTGAGGTAAAGAAATTCAAGGATGGCAAATTTTTACCAGCAATTGAAACGAGTGATGTACTCAAGCCATTAGTAACAGATAAGAACGATAAGAACGCCGCTAATAATGCAAAACAAACACAGATGGTTAACGGTACTTTCATCTATTGGTTGAACCTCAACACGCCAGGGAACCTTCGCGGTATCACAACACGTGTTGTCCTGTTAGATGAGGTTAGTACCTGTGAAATCACCGAAGAAGGTAATCCAATCAAACTTGCTGAAGCACGTACAAGTACTTTCGGTGATGATGCGTTAATAGTTATCTCAAGTACCCCATTATATAAAGATGATTTGATTAACTCAGAATATAACCTCAGTGATAAACGCCGTTGGTTTGTCACTCATACGTGTGGTCATGAATATACTTTTGAGTGGGAACAAGTAGCATTTGAATTTAAGCAGTTAGAAAATGGTCGTTCGATACCAGACAGTGTAACTACTCGTTTAATATGCCCGTGCTGTGAACAAGAAATTGATGAACATACACGACATCAAATGATAGATAACGGGCGATGGGTCGCAACTAATCCAGATGGTGAACCTGGTGTAGTAGGTTATCAAATCAGCCGTATGTATTCCCCATTGAATACGATTACTGAAATGGTAAGTAAGTTTGCTGATGCCCTTTATAACTTCAATCTACAAACATTCTATAACAACGAACTTGGATTACCTTATGAGGATGAATATCAAAAGGAATTGGATATTCTCCAATTGGAATCACTACGTGAAGATGAATTTAACCTACATAAAATCCCTGAAAGTACTTTAGGTATTTGTATTTCAGTTGATCAGCAAATTGATAGATGCGAAGCCACTATATTAGGCTTTGATGAGAAGAACATATATGTACTTGGTCACGAATTCTTCTATGGTCACGATGTAACTAAAATCGAATCACAAGCCTGGAAAGACCTTGATCAGTTCTGTAGGCAAGATTTCCGCACGGTAGAAGGGCGTTTAGTACCAACTCTCGCGGTATTCGTGGACAGTTCGAATGGTAACGCTACTGATACGGTTAAGAAGTTCACAGCACGTTGGGCTAAGTACCATCCTATTAAGGGTTCCAGCTCCACTACTGGTGATCTCTTCAAGGAATCAACACAGGCTGGTTACAAGCTACAGATCCTAAACGTGCATGATCAAAAGAATACGATACGTAAACTTCTAAATCTGATGCTTAGTACTGAAGCAGACAATGCACCTGTGAAGCTCCGCTTTAGTAGTTCATTACCAACTGATTATTTTGAACAGCTTTCAGCCGAAGAGTTAAAACCTGCTGGTGGTAAATTAGTATGGCGATTAAAGAAAGGCCAGAGAAGAAATGAAAGTCTTGATTGTCTTTGTTATGGTCTTATTGCTATTGCCTACGCTCAATCTAAATTAGGTAATCAACCATTTAAAAAGTTACGCGAATATAAACACTCTGAAAGTAATAACAAAAACAAAATAAATAAAACAGAAGAACCAAAAAATACACCTACCAGACGTAGACGTACTGGTATGGGTTCTAATTGGTTCGGCAAAACGTAAAATGATAAGGATATCAAATGACAATTTTACCAGAACAAATTTATATGGTATCAAACCCGTATGAGTACTCTGTAACGATTCCTGCAAAAACAATTTTCGTCATTTCATATGTTAGTACTGGTCAATCTGTAACACTTGATAATCAAAGTAGTGATGTTGAACGTGATTTTATTATCAGGTTTGATATTGCTATTTCATCAGAAAAACTATTCTGTACTCAGATTACTGACGGTATTGTTGGTACTTCTCAATGTGAAGTAATTGATCCAACTAAACATACTGCCGAATACGCACGTGTAAAGACGATGATCAATGAAATTGAGGCAGTAATTGAAGCGAAAATCCAAGGTGGTGCTAACTATAGCATTACAATTAATAACAAAACATTAGTTAGTGAAAGCCTAAGTTCTTTAGAGACAATGAGAATACGTTATATTGAACGTGCTAATTCTCTATGGGCTAAAATGAATGGTCAATCTACATCCGGTTCAAGTAAACCATTTAAGAGTATGACTGTATTCCGAGATCCTAACTATCCAAATCGTTGGGGGACTCGATAATGTGGTTTAAAAGAAAAAAGTCTGATGTACAACCAGAAGTACTAACAAAGAGAACTGAAGTACGTGAACATGCTGGCAGAACACTACAACGCGATCTGAATCAAATAAGAACTACAACAAATGGTATTAATGCTTTCAGCTTTAATGCTGGTGTTAACTCAGTAAGTATTAACAATCTCATTAAATGGCATTTGGCAGAATGGCGTAATGAATCACGACAATCTACTTTAACAAACCCAATCGCACGTAAGTACATGATGCTTTCTGTCGATGGTGTAGTAGGCAGTAATGGTATCTATGTGAAACCCTCAGTTGAACTTGATATTGATGAAAATGAAAAACATCAAATCAATATGCAACTTGAAAAGCTGTTTGATCGTTGGGCTTATGATCCAAGTCGTTTTAGCCTCGATAACTCAATGACGTTTGACCTCTTTACTCAGACTCTTGAAAAACACCGTGTACGTGATGGTGAAGCCTTTGTAAGAATTCATAACTTTAATCGTACCATCAGATTGGAAATCATTGATTCAGCCAGACTAACACAACTAAACAATGCATTACTCAGCAATGGACGTTATATCAGTAACAGTATTGAGTTCAATAAATACAATCAACCAGTGAATTACTATTTTGCTAAATACAATCCGGTTACATATACATACGATGCAACAAGCTATGACGTAATTCCGGCTACTGAAATCCTACATTATTATGTGGCAGATGATGCAACGCAAAATCGAGGAATCCCCGATCTTGTTGCAAGTACTAAAGTTCTTTCAGATTTGAAGAACTTTCAAGAGGCGGCTTTATTAGCAAAGCGTATTTCTGCCAGTGTAACTACATTCATTACTAATAGCGGAAACAACGAACTTTCCCTGAATGAAAGTGAACAAAGTACTGCTATCTACAATGAGTACTTAGAGCCTGGTGCTATTTTTGAATTAGGTGCAAACCAGGATATCAAATCTGTTGATCCTCGTAATGGTGTTGATGGTATTGCCGAATTTACTGATGTATTACTTGATAATATTTCAATGGGCTTAAACGTCACTAAGCAATCCCTAATGGGAAGTACTGCTGATGCTTCATTTAGTGCGGCTAAATTAGCTGAACGTCTTCAGGCTACTACATTCTCAACACGTACAAATGTACTTATTAATAAAGTACTGAAGCCAATCTATTCAGCATGGTTAAAGAATGAAATGCTAAATAATAATAAGTTAAATCTAAAATTCTCTGATTTCGATGATCTTGTTTGTGCTCGTTATATTCAAACTAAACCAATCTCACTTGATCCATTAAAGGATATTCAGTGTGAAGTGGCTGCTATTGATGCTGGATTGAAATCTCGTACACAAGTTATTAGTGAAATGGGCGGTGATCCGCGTGTCGTAATGCAAGAAATAGAAAGTGAGAAGAATATGAACAAGGAAGTTCAAAATGAAGTTCAAAAACCAGACGAGGGAATTAACCTTACCAACGGCGATTAATTCTGATAATCGTACCGTTGAAGTTGCTTTTTGTTCTGAAACTCCCGTAGCACGTGAAATAGAAGGAAAGTTATATAACGAAGTACTTCTATGTAATCCAGAAAATGTAGACCTATCGCGTTTGAATAATTCAGGGGCAGTACTTTTTAATCATGACCGAGATCATTTGATTGGCAAAGTACTATCAGCACGTATTGATTCAGATAAAGTAGGTCGTGCTGTATTACAGATTTCCAATGCTTCGGAAAAAGAATGGGAACAAATCAATGAAGGCGTATTAACACATATTAGCTTCGGTTATACCGTAAATGATTACCGTATTGAAGGTAACATTATCTATGTAACTCATTTCACCCCATATGAAATATCTCTTGTAACTGTACCTGCTGATGTATCGGCTGGTGTTGGTCGTTCTTTGATAAATAAAAAAGAAGATAACCAAGAGGATATTAATGTCATGGATGACAATCAAGAAATGATGGAGGAGGGTACAGAGGAAGTACAGGAAGAAATTAATGAAACTCCTGAACAAGAAGCTGCTGAATCCGAATCTGAAAAAGTAATTACTGACGAAGAACTTTTAGAAATTATTTCTAATCGTCCTGAATTACTTAGCAAGATGTTAAATAAAAGCGATGTTGAAGAACAAAGCATAAAGGATTCTGAAACTAAAGAATCCGATTCTGAAGAAGTACCACAAGAAAGTACTGATGAAGAAGTAAATACAAATGAACTGGAACGTAAGCGTGAATTGGAATCAATCGGCAATGTTCTAAAAGTTGATGTATCTGAAGCCATTGAGAAAGGAATCTCGGTTGTGGACTTCAAGCGATCACTAAATACAAAACAAAATCCAAATGATAAGGAAATCAAAATGGAAAAAACTGTTCTTAATGGCCTAATTCGTTCTTTAAGTGAAGGGAGTTTTACAGGCAAAACTGAAATCCCTGCGGGTGATTTCGTTCGTACCTCAAGTACTGTTGGTGGTGCTGCTTTAATCAAAGAAGTTTATGCAGATTCATATATTTCTGTTCTACGTGCTCAATCAGTATTTGCTGGTTTACCTGTTCAGGTATTTGCAAATCTTGAAGGTGAAGGGAATCTGGTACTACCAAAACTATCTTCTGATTTCACTGATAACTTCGGTTATGTAACAGAAGGTGCTCCAAGCCCGTCATATAACGCATCTTTCGAAAAGATCACTCTAAAACCAGAGATCTTCACTGGTTCTGTTGAACTAACTCGTACTCTTATCAAGTCTGCTAATACTGCTGAACAGTACATTCAAGATGCAATGGTTAAGGGTGCTGCTCTTAAACTGGAACGGCTAATTCTTGCTGATGTTGTTTCTAAGGCTCCATCAAAATCTTTAACTGCTGCTCTTACTAAGGAAGATGTGATTGATGCACTTGCTTCTCTTGCCGCTTCAAACGTGCGTGTAGAGAACGTTGTAGCTATCGTACATCCTTCTACCGCTGCTGTTCTTCGCACCACTCTTGATGGTGCTAATACCAGTGCCAAGTACCTTCTACAAGGTTACATGGGTGATGGCATCCTGGCTGATTCAGTACGCTTAGTTGAAAGTACTCAAGTTGCCGCCGGTTCTATTGTGTTTGGTGATTGGTCAAATCTGGTACTTGCACAATGGGGTTCTGTAACTATGGATCGTGACGATACCACTCAACGTAATTCAATGGGTATTGTGCTACGTACTTTCAGCTTCCAGGCACACGCATTTGCACATGATGAAGCATTCTTAGTTTTAAAACTAACAAGCTAATAATCAGGAACTAATATGAGAGCATTTTTTAGTAACTCACAATCAGAGTCACTACTTAATGCTTTTGGTGAAAAGCTCGTCATTGTTCAAGATGGTGTATCAATAACGATTACCGCTATTTTCGAACAAGACGAGCTTTTTTTCGATGATAGTCAAACTACTGTGACATATTTTAGTGCTAAGTCAGGCATCAAACTAAATAGCACCTTCAAAATCGATAACATCGAATACGTAGTAAATAGGATAGATGATGATACAAGCGGTATCTCTAATTATCACTATATTCGCAAAGTCGATTTAGAAGAGGAAATATAATATGTTCACGGCAGACTATAAAATCAGGAAGTACTTAATTAATAAACTCTCTCCGGTTACTAATTTACACTTTCCATCAAAAGCATCAGTAGATGATATTACTGTAGTTTATATTGGTGATTCTTCTGTACTACGTACTCAAGTATCTAAAGCAAACACAGTTATTAATAATCAAATTGTGCCATCAACGATTAGAAATTTATGTGAATTTCGTGTTGAGTTTGTGTCTGTCGGACAATCATATAAAGAAGCATCCGATGAAATTGAAAAAATACTTGAAGCAATTTATATGCCTGGTTTCTTTAATGACTTAAACCAGCAACTTCCAATGCCATTATTCAATATCCGTATTGAAGATAGCCTAATGACTTCTCAAGCCGAAGCAACGGAAACCGCTTATGTACACACGCAAACTCTATCTTTTAGCTATGGGGAATAATTATGGCTCAAACATTTTTAGGGAATCTAACTACGGTATGGATTAACACCGATGCAACAAACGTTGATCCTAATTCCCGTAACTTTTCCCAAGTAGAAAACCTTTCAGGATTTCCAAGTTTTAGTGAATCAACAACTATTTCAACTGTAGAAACATATGATAGTACTTTCACCTCGAAAGTAGCGGGTGATAGTTCATACGGTGATATGACTATTGCAGTTAACTATAACCCTACAGAGCATTCTGAACTTGATGCAATTGTTGACTCACAGCAGTTAGTACAGGTTAAGGTTGAAATGCTTGATGAAGGTACTAACGATACGTCGGTGAACTATGTGATGTACAACGGCTATCTATCCAAAGTTTCTGACTCATCGGATATTGATACGGTAGTTACCCGCTCGTATGTGTTTACTCCAGAAACACAGGTAGCAGCAGGTATCCTTGATGAATCTGTAGTACCGCTTAACCGTGGTGATTGGGGCGTAGGTTCTAACGGGGTAGAGTTCCCCAGCTATCAAGGCCGTGACGGTAACTCATTCGTTAAGATCCCAGCGGTGAACTCACCATCAGGCGTAGATATGTTGGGTATCACTAACCTTGACGGTTCGAACGGTACTCAACTGGTAATGAACAAATCCGGTACTCCGGTACTAAATTTCCGTAACTTCTCATCAGCAAGTACTGGTGCATGGTACAAGGTCTACACCACTGCCGATAAGCCTACTTTGTCAGAACTTGGTGCAGCAGCGGCTACGGATCTCAATAACTACGTACCGATTACCCGTACCATCAATGGCAAGCCATTAAGCGGAAACATCACTCTTGTAGCAGCGGATATATCTGATGTGTACTCAAAAACGCAAACCGATAACAGCTATGTTCCTAAAGTCTTTCAGTTAAACGGACACGCACTATCAGGTACAGTGTTGAACCTGGTAGCAGCCGATATTTTAGATGTATATTCACAGACGCAGGTTAATACAAACTTTGTAGCAAAAACTACTACAGTAAATGGATTAGCATTAACAGGTAATATTACTCTAACGGCAGCACATTTAACGGATATGGCAAGCCTAAGTTATAGTAATAGTACTTTCGTTCCAAAGACGTTCTTAATTAATAACAAGCCATTATCTGGTACTAACATTCAATTGGTAGCAGCAGATATTAGTGACGTATATTCACGTACTCAGGCTAACGATCTCTTTGCACTACGTATTACTACTGTTAACGGTTATCCACTAAGTTCTAATGTATCACTAAACTATAATGATGTAGGAACTTATTCGAAATCACAGATTGATGTAAAGGATGCAGCACTACAGGCAAACATTGATACTAAGGTAACTATTACTCAGGATTTATTACTACTAAATACCGTAACAGACACACTTAGTCTTGATATGTCAGATGGTAAGAGAGTGTTCTCAGCAACACTTACCTCTGCAAGTACTCAATTAAGTATTATCAATGCAAGCGGTAGTACTAAGAACAGTCAAAGCATCACGGTATATCTGATGCAAGGCACAGGTGCTAACAAAATAGAATGGCCTTCGAATGTTAAATGGTCATACGGGCGTACTCCAGTATTAACCTTCACTAAAGATTCAGTTGATGTTTTTCAATTCACGTCAATAGATGGGGGTAGTACCTGGTACGGCTCCTTACTAATGGCGGATCTTCATTAATGATTAGAAAAGGTAACATAAATAATGCCCTTCAAATGTTAGAAGGGCATTTGAAATTTTTAGAACAAAATACAGGTTTAACTAACGATAATAAAACAGAACATTTTGTTTTTAATCCAGATAAAGTACTTGCCAATAACAGGCACTTCATCGCGGAAACTGGATGGGAAGCACAACCTGATGGTGATGCAACAACAGAAGGACAATCCTTAGCAATACTTGGTGCTATCTATGCATACCAGGCAACCAAAGAACCCCACTATCTGGAGCTGGCAAAGAACTACTTTAACGGGTATCACAATGCGTTCTACAGAGGGGTAGCGTTTCCAGATCCACCTGATGGTTCACTACGCTGTAACTGGATATGTAACGGAAAAGCTCCGGTACTGGCACACTACCCATTAGATCCAGAGTACCCAACTCATGGAGGCTTCAAGGGAGTACTGTTTACATGGACGAACGGACAGACACAGATACCACACGGTTCTCCTAACTATGGCGAGTACCTCGATGCTGTATGGTTCGCTTTTCCTGAACGTGCTTCTTTAGGCTGGAATCAGGTAAACGCTACTGTATATGCGTGGGATTCAGAAGGTTCGGTAGACTGGAAAACCAAAGCACCTACATACAATGTTGATTGGATCGTTGACCGAACAGGCCGCAAGGTAGATAGCAATGGTGATGTACTGGCAGAAGGGCTAACAAGCCAGATCGGTACAGTCCAGCTCAAGGATACTTCCATCAACGGTAATTACCGCTTCAACTATGCAACACGTAACCCCGTAGAACATGGCGGTTATCTGATGGGGCGTAATGAACGTTGGCACAACAGGCCAGTACATGTACCGATTGATAACTATGGTTCCTTTGATTTCGCAGATAATGCATCAGATGCTGAATTGTGGTTCTGTCAGGCGGCAAAACTACTATGGGATATCACAAGTGAGCGTAAGTACTGGTTAGCCTGGCAAAACTCATTGATTACCTGTATTGGGTACTCTGATATAGATAAATTCGATAAGTTCTTCCGTAAATCTACCGCAGCTACTACCCCATTCACCGACGGTATCTCATACGATTATTTCTATCCACGTAATCAGACCGCTACTTACTTGCGTGATGCTGATGGTTATATTGTAATTAATCAATGTGCATCTGCACAAACAACACTTGAACAACAATCAATCTGGTTCAAATTTAATAATAGTAGTAATTTGTATGTTGAATATGGTGGTGTTGATACGTCTGGTACTGCATTAAATCTTGCAGTTGCATTAACTGTGAATAAAACAAAAACAGAAGAAGGGGCAATTAGATATCGTTGCGGTCTGCCAATCACTAAAACAGATGGCAGTATTCAGGCAATGAGTATACCAATGAACCACTTTACACGAATTGCTAAACCAGATGGTGGACAGTACTTAACCGCAGATATGCGTATGATTTCTGATTATGGTGATAACACCGTAACTAAACTTGAATATCAAAGCGGCATTGCAGGTAAGTACTATGACAACGTCATAACAAGTACTATGGATAGTGATGGTAGTTCTACAGTAGGTTTCTGGATTTTCAATAAAGAAGAACAGGATTTAGTTTCTTTCACATACCGTACTTATGCTGATGATTTTAACATCCGTATTATTGATGATCTTGGTTGGCGTTGGTGGGCTATGTTACCTGCAAGTAATGGTACATGGGTTACACAAACATTTTCAGTCTTAGATTTTAAATTAAGCTCATATCAACCTGATCATCAAGAAGGTGATGAACAGCCTGGACAACCAACCCTTACCGCACGTAAAGAGTTTACGTTACTACTTGATACCGATCCGGTTGATGGCGTTAGCGGTCGTATTGACTGGTACTGCATTAATGACCTACCAGCACTCTATGATGATGGCGGTACGGGTGACTATTCAGTACTGCTAAGTCTTACGTTCAATGACAGTACCGGAAACGGGTATACAGCCCGCTTAGGTGATTGTGTGATTAAGCAGTACATGCTTGATAGTCTCTCATACACACCAGGTTTGATTCCGTTCAGCAACATCACCGATCCATATGCTCAGTTATATTCTGGCTGGCGTGGACTTCCATACCCAGGGTATCAACTACCGGCTATCTGGTGCTTTCAGGGTACTGCAATTGATGAAACCAGACTAAATAACAGTATGAGGTTCCTGTGTGATGCTCAGAACTGGTTTACGAACAAGTTTCATCCGACTGTACCAGGCCCATGTGCACAGGCGTTTGTGTGGAACCGTCAGGACGCATTAGCTTACTTACCTGATGGTGAACAACCAGACGTATTCACTATGCAGCACTGGCACGCTGAAGCGTGGTCAGGTTATGAACCTCGTGCGTTCTTTGCAGGTTGTGATGTAGTACATGAACTCTATCAACGTGGTGATTGCACAATCCCACAGAACATTATTACATACTGTAAGAACTGGATGAATTACCTAAAGTGGTTCATGAAAAATAACGATGGCCACGCACCAACACGATTCAAAGATACAGGCGAAGTTATCTATGATGGCTTTACTGGTCATATGTCAGGGCTATGGCTTGCAGGTTCTTCAATGATGGCAATTGCAGGTTATCCAGATCATGAATTACTCGATTTTCTCTTTGCAGAGATACAACAAAACTACGATGTAATTAGTGCTAATCACGTGATGAATGGAGCATGGTCGCCAGCCATTAGAAGTGGCACACCTACAACACCACAGAACAATTCAATGTACTTTGGTTTCTATACGGGTGAATTACTCAGAGGTTTAGCTTTATATATGAAGTACTACAACCTACATACATAAATAATATATGAAAGGGATAGCAAGGATCGTTATCCCTAAATTTAAAGGAATAATAAAATGGCTTTTAATTCTATTTTCATTGGTAATAATGTCAAAGTTGAAATCGCAGAAGCTCCAGCTAATGGCGGTCAGGCAACTACTTTTACCGTTGTTGAAGAAGTTGGTGCGTTCCCAGCGGCAGCAGGTGCAGAATCTAATGTAGTTAGCGTAAATACTTTCGGTCAACAGTACGCCAAGAAATTGCTTGGTTCTCGTAGTGTTCCAGATCTAACACTATGGAAGGTGCGAACAAGTTCCTGATATGAGATCATCATATTCATCCGGAGCGCATCCCAGAGGGACATCATGAGC